ATCATAGATTTTCTTTTGTCCCATAACGTCCTCCTTGTTCACATGATTTTGTATAAATCCGTGAAGAAGAAGTGTCAAGTATTATGATACAGCTTCAATGTGATTTTTGCGCAGGACGGAGTAATGGCAGCGCCTGAAGTGATATCCGTAAATGTTGATCAGTTTGAAAAGAGCGCTGTTCTGACATGGAAGGATAACTCTGTCGTGCCGGATTCAAAAATAGCGGTAGTATTTTCAGACGGGTCAATCCTTGGGACCTTTGCACATGGGGTGACCACGGGAACGGTTACATACAAGAATACCGGGGATATCCAGTTTGGAATATTTGCTTTCCAGGGCAGTACCCCCGCAAAGTGCAACATGAAATCTGAAGTGGTTTTTCCGACCGGCGTGGATGTTCCTCTTGCACCTACGGGATTGACCTGTATACCTACTGCAAAGGATGGCACTGTGTCTTTGTCATGGAACAATGCATGGACAGGAGCAGACGGAGCAGAAATATCCTATTCGGATCATGATGATGCGTGGTATTCAACAGACGAACCCAAAAGATACGAAATAACCGAGAGAAAAACGAAGTGGAATGTAGCAGGACTTGAAACAGGGAAAAAATGGATTTTTGCGGTCAGATCTGTAGGGAAGGACAGTGCAGGAGCAAAGGCTTATTCACCTTATAGCAATATGGTTTCGATAGACCTTGCATCTGCTCCGGAGGCACCTTCACTGTCAGTATCCGATACCGTGATTGATGCTAATGAAACATTTACGTTGAACTGGGCATATACATCGACAGACAAGACCGATCAGGCATCAGCTGTGGTCTATGACCGCCCGAGCGGTAACACACAGACATTCACAGGTGACGGAGAAACAACGACATTTGCATTGGAGATTATTCCCTCAAACATAGTCAGTGTCAGTGTAGATGGAGAAACAGCAGCTTATACCCTGAGTGGGAAAAATATAACGCTTGCATCTCCTCCCGCAAGAAGATCACCGGTCATAATACAGTACACTTATGCAGGGGAAAAGACAGAGATCGGGCGTGTTGAGAATAATTCTCTCACACTTACACTTGCACCGGGATGGGATTATGGATCAACCCACAATATTACCGTTGCCTGTACTTCAGAAAGCGGCTATGTCTCTACAGAAAGCAACTCTGTGCAGATATATGTAGCACCCGAGCCAACGGTCAACAATATCTCCGGTGCCATATCAGCAGGCATAACCGATGGGATATTAAAAGTTTTGCCTCTTACACTGAATGTCACAGGTGCCGGTACCGGCGGGACTACAGCCATAGAAATAATAAGGCTTGGTGATCACCACATGATAAGGCCTGATGATTCAGAAGATGATGGATTTGACGGAGAAACCGTCTTTACCACAAGCTATAAAGGAGAAAGGACTGTCAGCATTTATCGGGATGACCTGACCGGGAGCTTTGACGATGGAGCGTATTACAGATTAAAGGCAACTGTCACAGACGAGGTTGGTCAGAGTGCGTACACAATATACGACTTTAAAGTGGAGTGGTTACATCAGGCCGAGATTCCGGAAGCAGTAGTCACGATAAGTGATGACAGGTATGCCGTGATCCGCGTTGAAGCACCGGAGCATTATGAGCCGGGTGATGTAGTGGACATATACAGACTTTCTGCAGACAAGCCGGAGCTTATTATAGAAGGTGGTTCTTATGATACAAATTATATTGACCCTTTCCCGGCATATAACGGAGGTTATAGATGTGTAAACAGAACATTTAACGGTGATTATATCACAGCTGATGACAGACCGGCATGGGTAGATATCTCATTTGAGATGAGCTTTACAGGAATCATAATTGACTTTGACGGGCAGCGGGTAGAACTTCCGTACAATATGGAGCTTTCAAACAGATGGGCAAAGGATTTTGAGGCCACGAGATACTTGAACGGACATGTAACCGGAGACTGGAATATAGGGATCATCAGAGAGGCTTCAATAGCTTCAATATCTGTAAAATCCGATTCAGATACAGTCGAAGCCATGAGAAATCTTGCGGCGTATGAAGGGCAATGTCATGTGAGGACATCTGACGGCTCCAGTTTTTCTGCAGATGTGCAGGTTGATGAATCGCGGCGTTACAATGAAAAGTATGTTTCCTTTACATTGACGGTTACAAGAGTGGAGCCGGACGGGTTAGACGGAGTGGAGCAGGTTGAATACTGATGAATTGGGATAAAGGATATTCTGTAAAATACATAATGACTACGGTTGATCCGGGATCATGGGGCGATACCGGAGAAATACCGATTACAGACGGAGTTATAGACAGGGACGCATCCACAGAATTATTGGAAAGTGCGTCCCTGTCTGTTATGGATAGAATCACAGAACAGCTTGTCAGGGTTTACATGATAGCAAAACAACACGGCGAAACGGTAAGAGAAGCGCTTTTCACCGGGTTAAGCACCACTCCGTCCCGCAATATATTAGGAAGCAGAGAAAAAAACACGCTTGAATGTTATTCGGTTCTCAAATATGCAGATGATGTATTACTGCCTTTAGGATACTTTGCCGCAGCAGGAAGTCAGGGTGGACAGATCATCAAGAGACTCCTTGACGATCTTCCGTGTGAGGTAATGGTAGAGGCGGGTTCCCCGTTGATAGCAAATAATATTGTAGCCGGTGCTTCCGACAGTAAATTAAAAATGGCAAGGCTCATTGCCGATGCCATAAATTGGGAAATAAAAACAGATGGGATGGGAAATGTAACGGTAGGGCCAAAGCCTTCAAAGCCGGCGGCTTTTTTTGATGCAAATTCAATGGATATCATAGAGCCACAAGTGATAGAGGATTATGATCTGTTTAATATACCGAATGTTGTAAGGGTTACTAAATCAGACAGTACGGCGATAGCACGAAACGATAATCCCGAAAATGCATACAGCACGATAGGGAGGGGCAGGGAAATATGGAAAGCGGAAACGGCAGCGGCCCTGTCAAATGACGAGTCTCTTTCATCATATGCCATGAGAAGGCTTAAGGAACTGCAAGCGCCTGCAAGGACCCTCAATTATACGCGGCGGTTTCATCCGGATGTAGGATTAAATAGTCTTGTTGGGATAACCTATCCAAAACAGGATCTGACAGGAATATTTCGCGTTTCAAGCCAGTCCATAACGCTTAAGCATGCTGCAAGAACCGAGGAGGAGGCAGTCAGTGAGACTTGAAAATAAGATAATCGATCTCATAAAGAATACTGCAAAGACAGAAACCGGCACTGACACAACGGCAAAGGTATTGAGAGTTGAAAACGGTGTCGCATGGGTGCATATAGACGGAGGAGCGGAAGAAACCCCAGTATACGAGACAATAGCCTGCTCACCGGGCGACATGGTAAATGTGAGAATATCAAAGGGTACGGCCTTTCTTGTGGGGAACGGGACAGCGCCACCCACTGATGACACAGAGGCGATCATAGCCAATATAAAGGCAGTGTCAGCTCAAAAGACAGCAGATGTAGCCAAATATATAGCCAATCTGAGCGTTGGAATACTTGAAGCAAATAAACTCACGGCCCAGACCGTTATTGTGCAGGATCTTCTAACCGCAAAAAAGGCTATCGTACAGACAGCTACGGTCACGGATCTGTCAGGAGCAATAGCGGACTTTAGCAGAGTAATAGCTGATATGCTGAACGCAGGAACCATCACTGCAGAGCAGGCAACAATAATAAGGACGAATTTTACCACTGCTATAGGTGACAGCCTTACAGTTGGAGAGATAGACGCAAAAAAGGCTGTATTTGCTGGCCTTACTTCTGATGTGGTGGAGGCGAATGTTTTAAGCTCACTTGTCGCAGAATTTGACCGCGCTGCAATAGATTGGCTGAATGTTAAGAGATTGGATGCTGCTTACGCCAACATCGACGGTGCAAATATCCTTGAGGCTTTTATCGGGCAGGTATTCAACAAAAATGCCATGATCGAGGATGCCATTGTGACTACACTTGATGCGACGGGGAGGATCACGGCTGTCAGGATAAACGCAGATTATATTAACGCAAATACTCTTAAGGCGAACAGGATCATATTTTTAGGCACAGACGGATTATTTCACCAGCTGAATGAATCAGGGGAGACGAGCCTTCCTGATCAGACAGGGGATAACAGCCTTAACGGGTCTGTGATAACCGCCAGCTCGATCACGGCCGATAAGCTTACGGTTACAGACTTGAGCGCCTTCGGCGCTGACATAGCAGGACTGAAGCTTGAAGACAGCTCCATACATACCTACGGCAAGGATAGCCCGTATTCCACCGTGGAGGGCTGGTATATAGGAACGGCTGAAGGAGCAGGCGGAATACAGGATAATGACGGGGATGTGATCCTTTCTTACGACGGAAGGGACTTTGATGCACGCTCCGAGATGTACAACGGCTTTACCATAGGCAATGCGACAGAATATTTACGGTTTGCGGGCGGGATTCTGGAAATAAAATCCTCAAACCTTGATGCAAACTTTTTGAAACGGTCTGAATATCTTACGCAGACAGAATACACCTTCGGAAGGAGAGCAAGCGGCTCTGAGATAGGTGATTGGTCGATAGCAGAAGGGAAAGATAATATTGCTTCCGAAGAAGCTTCTCACGCAGAGGGAATTGAGACAGCAGCTTCGGGAAGCGCTTCGCACTCGGAGGGATATCGTACAACAGCATCGGGGAATGCGGCACATGCAGAGGGCAACGGGACTGTGGCATCCGGTGACTATTCCCATGCAGAGGGGCTTTATACATCGGCCGATTCTGCTTATCAGACTGTGATCGGAAGAAACAACAGATCTGACCCGGATAACAGGTACGCCTTTATTATTGGAGGCGGCGGAGGCGCGATAGGAGGGAGCGGATTTATATTTTTTAACGCTACAAGTCTGATCGGCATAAATCTTAAAGGCTTCAAAATAACAATAGATACTGCCCCGTGGGATTTGCCGGAATGGGCACAGACAATCGGGAGAGAAGGCATATGGATTATGAGATCAACTACCGGCGTCACAAAAACCCTGTATCAGCCCCCGGGTCAAGACGAGGAAGGAGAACCGATTGCAGGTTTTTATCCGATATACAGATATGCTGCAGATGATTGTGAAGTATCTGTACCGCCATCTCCTTCCACAGATTATGATTTGGACGGGGTAAGCCTTGCACAATGGTACGATGAAGTAATCTGGAATCCGACCACGGATTTTATTGTCAGTGCCGTAAACAGGGATCACCCGCTTTTTCCGTATTTAAAAATAAATTTAGAGTACGAGAGGAAGAACATTCTCGCGGTGGACTGGGACGGCAACATTCATATCCCGTCAACGGCACAGGTCATAGCCGATTTATAGGAGGAAATAATGGCAAAGATAAATGAAACAAATTATCCAAGACGGCAGGCTTCGGAATATGCTTCAACCGATATGCTGATCGTCCAGCCCGTACCGGTAGAGGGACAGGAGCACAGCGGAGACAGCAGGACAACGAGGATTGAGGATCTGAAAGAGTATATGATCGGCGATGCGGATTCTTCAAAGATCGGGACACCGGCAGCGGGAACATATACAAGTGCTTCAAATACCAATGCTGAGAATATAGCAGCCCTTGACCACGCGCTGGCTAATTACGATCATCTGACAAAGCAGATTGCTACACAGGAAGAGATCAACGGGTATATCACCGATCCGACCACGGCGGATTTCAATGTGATCTATCTCTTAAAGGATACATCGGCATCCGGAAGCGACAAATATTATGAGTATATGCGCCTCGGGACCGAGGCGGCCAGTACCTTTGAAATGACGGGAGACACCTCCACGGATCTGTCAGAGTATATGAAAAAGACCGGGGATGTGTCGAACGCGGTAGAAAATTTTATCACCGCCTCCGAAGCTTCCTACCCCGAGATAACAGCAGGGGAGACGTTAAAGATTATCTTCGGCAAAATAAAAAAGTTTCTATCAGATTTAAAGGGAAAGGTTGATACCCTCAAGAATAAAGGGTCAGCCACAAAGGGCGTGTATTTCGATGCCAACGGTGACATACAGGAAATGACTTACACGGTGGCAAAGAGCGTCCCGGCGGATGCGGTGTTCACAGATACAACATATTCCGTCATGACAGGGGCAACATCGTCAGCGGCAGGTGCAAGCGGTTTGACACCTAAACCGGCTGCCGGAGATAATACCAAGTTTTTACGGGGCGATGGTACATGGCAGGAGGCCGGAGGCGGAGCAGAGGACGTGGGGCTGACCGTGGTGAACGGGAAGCTTTGCATAACCTACAACGAATAAAGGAGGAAAAGAAATGTCAGAAATTACGAAACCGATCATGTTGGATGAAACCGGGCAGGCGTTAATCGAAGCCGTGGACAGAGTGGCAAGCGCAATAGGCGGCTCAAAAAGCGGCGTCATTTACGGCTTTCACATCGACCACAGCGAGAGCGACCCGGACGCAAAGGTGACATACCTGAAAGACGCAATCGGGATGACCCCGGCACGCATGAACTACGACACCGGGGAATTCGACTACGGCTCCTGGGAGGACGCATTCTTCATGCCCCGCCCTTGTATGCTGAAGAGCGACGGAACGGTGGGATATTACCTTTCACCGAACAACTACGCCAAGAAAGAGGACGGCACGACCAACTCGGACGTAGCCAGCACCAGCTACGACGGCAACGCCATGATGGAGTGGGGCCGCAACGGAAAGAAGATCTGGATGAAGATCGTCCCCAGCAACGACCGCAAGAGCGTGAGCATTTACATCGCAGACCACAAGGCAGATGAGGGCTTCCATGACTGGGCATTCCACAACAAGAACGGAGAGAGCGTGGCACATTTTTACACCGCAATTTACAACGGCTCGGTGGTTTCCAGCAAGATGCGCTCCATTTCCGGGCAACGGGTCAGCAAATCGCTCCAGGCATCCGCAGAGGTGACCGACGCACAGGCGAACGGAAGCACCATGTGGGATATCGAGAAGAAAGCCGACATCGACCTGATCAACGCCCTGCTGGTTTTGATGGCGAAAAGCACCGACACCCAGACGGCATACGGCAAGGGTCTCTGCACGGGAGGAACAGAAGCGATCAACGACGCATTCAGGACGGGCGTACACAACGACAAAGGATTGTTCTACGGCACCAACAGCGATGCAATCGCCAGCGGCAGCTACGGCAACGCCGTGAAAGTTTTCGGAATGGAGAACTGGTGGGGCTTCCAGTGGCGCAGATACCTCGGACACATCATGGTCAACGGGGTACAGAAGCTGAAGCTGACCTACGGCAAGGAGGACGGAACCGGCTGCACGGGCTTTAATCTGACAGGAGCGGATTATTTGACCGAGGGCGTGACACCGACAGGAACGACCGGCGGCTACATCGACGAATACAACTTCTCGGAGAACGGAATGCTCCCGAAGAACGCAAGCGGAGACAGCACCCACGACTACTGCGATGGGCTGTGGTTCAACAACACGATCACCTCGGTGCCTCTGCGCGGCGGCTACTCGAACGTCGGCGCGCACTGCGGGGCTTTCTGCGTGGACCTGAACATCACCGCGTCGAGCGCGGACTGGGCCTTCGGGGCTGCCCTGTCTTGCAAACCACTTGCATGAAAGGGTGAATGACCCGCGCAAGCGGGGCAGAGGGGAAACACGCCCCAGCGTGTGTCCCCTTTCAGAATCCCCGCAGGCGAAAGCCGGACGGAGAACCAAAGAACTGAAAACAGCATAACGGAATGGGGTATGGCGGCGCGACCTCGGTGCCTCAGCGCGGCGGCAACTCGAACAACGGCGCGCACTGCGGGGCTTTCTACGTGAACCTGAACAACACCGCGTCGAACGCGAACTGGAACATCGGGGCTGCCCAATCTTATCCAACAACGGAGCAAAGACAAAATGCGCCGCCTTATCCCTGCCCCTTGGCAAAAATGAACTCGGAGCAAGCACCCGTTAGTAGCATAAGCGACCAAAGGGAAAAGAAGCCGGAGGAAACGGTCGAAACCGGGTGAGAGGATAAGACAAAGATGAAGTCTTACAACCACTTGTGGGAGCAGACGGTCGCTCCCGAAAACATAAAGACCGCCATCAGGAACGCATCCAAGGGCAAGCGCAAGAGGGAATACGTCAAGCGGGTTTTTGAACACCAGGACGAATACGTCCCCTACTACCAGCAGCTGGCGGTGGAATACCGTCACAGGAAGAAACCGCCTAAAGTGATTTATGACGGGATCAGCCGGAAGAAAAGGGAGATCATCGTCCCCAGCTTTGACGAACAGGTGCTTCACCACATGGTCGTGAACGCATTAGCGCCGATCATCCAGAAAGGGAAATACCAACACGCACACGGCTCGGTGCCAAAGACGGGACCGGCAAAGGGGAAGAAAACGATCCAGAGCTGGATCGGACACCAGACCAAGAACGTGAAGTATTTCCTGAAGATGGACATCCGGCAGTTTTTCGGATCGGTGCCGCACGACAGGCTGGAAGCGCTCGCCGCAAGGAAGATCCACGACAAGAAATTCCTGCGCCTTTTGCACGAGATAATCAGCTGCACCGACAAAGGGCTGCCACTTGGATTTCACACAAGCCACTGGCTGGCAAATTGGTATTTGCAGGATTTAGACCACTTCATCAAGGAGAAGCTGAAAGCCGTCCATTACATCCGATACATGGACGATATGGTGATCTTCGGACCCAACAAAAGAGACCTTCACAGGATGAGGACAGAAATCGAAGCCTACCTGAACCGAGAACTCGGTCTGGAGCTAAAAGGCAACTGGGCGGTCGCACGGTTCAATTACAAGGACAGGCGAACAGGCGGGGAGAGAGGGCGGGATTTAGACTTCATGGGTTTTCGATTTTACCGAAAGCGGATCACGATGCGGCGGTCGATCATGCTGCGGATGACCAGAAAGGCAAGGGCGATGGGAAAGAAAGAGAAGCCCACCGTTTACGATTGCCGCCAGATGATCTCCGCTCTCGGCTGGCTGAAACAGACGGACACCTACGGGATGTACCTGATCTGGATTAAGCCCAGCGTGAACTTCAGGAACTGCAAGAAAAGGATAAGCAGATACGACAAAAGACAATCACGAAAGGAGAAAGAATCATGGATTGGAGAAAAGCAGAAAACAGCGACAGCACGAAACCTGCCGAGATCGACAGAACCTCGTCTCGCAATTTCGTCTACGTGAGAAAGGACTTCGAGGAAGTACCCACGCTCGACCAGGACGGGGAGCAGACCGGGACCCACTGGGAGTACCTGGAAAAGAAGATCCCCAAAGAGGACTGGGAGACCTACGAGCAGGTGATGAGCAACACCAGCAGCATAGCAGACCTTGAGGACGCAATCTGCGACCTCACCATGGGCGAGTAAAGGAGGAAAAGAGCGATGGCAATAGCTAAAATTTGGAGAAACCGCATCGAAGCAGGAACGCAGTCCTTCTCGGATTGCCCGGAGAAGTACAAGGACATGGTGCTGGATTTGATGAGGGAGGACGTGCAGATCGGCAAGATCACCGCGGAGGAATTCGAAGCCCTGACCGGGGAGCCGTATGATGGATGAGGAACTGCGGCAGAAAGCCGCAGAGATTAAGCTGGAGATTTACACCAGCCAGAACGAAATCATCCAGCTTCAGAGCGAAGCGATACAAGGGCTGGTCTCGCTTTTGATACAGCATAAGGACGTGGACGATGCGGACTTTGCGGCGATCAAGGAAAAGATAGACCACGCAGCGGAAATCCGGGCTGAACTGGACTTCTGAACACAGGGGTATCGCTCGGCGGTCCCCTTTTTGCGATCCGACAACCCAGCACTAAAGGAGGAAAGAAAAATAATGATTTAATACTGAAACTTATATACAATATGGATTTCAATGAAAGAAGCGGCTCTGGCCGTTTCTTTATTTTAGAGGAGAATTTTTATGTGGGATGCAATAGCACAAATACTGACAAATTCAAACGCCTTTATGGTACTGATTTTTATATTTTTATTTATCGTAATGCTTATATTGCTCACGAAATCAGGCCTGGTGCAAATAAGGACCTCGGTATTTCGTATGGGAGCGGATTATAGGGAACGCGACATCATCCGCCAGCAGATCGAATGGACACACAGCTATGTTATGGGTATTGAAAGTCGTATATATGTGGACAAATCCCGACATGCCGGATACTTTACAAAATACATCCTTGAAAGATGCTACGATGAGATCATAAACTGGATCACCTTTAATCACATAAACATAGAGTCTGATTATATAGGAATTAAGCAGGAAAAAATAAAATCGATAGTCAGATCCTTTGATGTTGATCCGAAGTTCAGGTCAAAGGAATTTGAGGGGCAGATAGATAAGTGGGTGGAAGAGATAATCCGTAAACTGGTCGTAATAAGGGAGGTATACAAATGAACGATGTATCTTTTTTGTGTCTTAAATTGAAAGGAGCAAACGGATGAGCGGAAACTTTTTAATCACGGCATTAACATCAATCTCGGTGCTGACCACGCTTACTGTGGAGGCACTTAAGAAGCTTCTGGGCGACAAAATCAAATCATACAACCTTGCGGCGGCAATAGTCGCAGTAGCTCTGACAATAGCGATTTCTGTCGGATATCTCATTTATACGGGGACGGCCTTTACAGCGCAGATCGCAGTCATTATAGTAGCGCTGACCTTCCTATCATTTCTCGCTTCAACTGTGGGATATGACAAGGTGATCCAGATGATAAAGCAGATCATAGGAGGATAATAATGACGCGCAATCAGATCATTGAAACAATAGCACCGATCCACCAAAAGTATGCCAGGCAGTTCGGCGTCAAGATATGCTCAACTGCCATAGCACAGGTATTAAGGGAGAGTTCCGGAAAATATGACGGATTTTCTCTTTTGGCATATAAATATCACAATTACCACGGCTTGAAGTGCGGGGATGACTGGTTGAAGGCGGGAAAGCCTTCCGTCAATATGAAGACCGGTGAGGAATATGCGGTGGGAAAAAACACCCAGATCAACGACTGGTTCAGGGTCTTTCCTGATATGGATGCCGGAATTAAGGGATACTATGAATTTATTCAATATCCCAGATACAAGAAAGCCAGGGAAGCATTAACACCAGAGGAATACATTAGCGAACTTGTGGCGGCCAAATACTGTACATCATCAACTTACATTCGAAACAGTAGGAAAACGGGCATACTGGACTTAATAGATAAGTACAACCTCAGACAGTTTGACGGTCATACAATCCCGCAGACGACTCCACACGTCGGTCAGTATGTCCCCGGCAAGACATATGTCCTTCTGTCAGATCTTTATGTCCGCGACAGGCCGGAGGGGACTAAGCTCAAATTTGACGCCCTGACGCAGGACGGCAAGAAAAACGGCTTCTTTGACGCTGAAGGTTGCGCCATCCTCAGAAAAGGAACGCGGATTACTTGCAAGGCCGTGTCCGGTAATTGGATGCTGATTCCGTCCGGCTGGGTCTGCACGGTGAGCAACACCGGAAAAACATATATCATTTGATTTCTGTTTTTTATACTTTCTTTCTTTAAAATGCGGCAGGGCATCGTGCGATAAACCGATGTCCTGCCGCAAAAAAATAAAAATTCATTTTGCATTTCATTTTGCATTTTGTTGTTTCTTATTCCACAAACCGCTTAAAACGGAGTAAAGAATCTGTCAGTTAGAAAAATAGTTTAAGAAAAAGAGAGTATCTCCCTTGAGGTATAATGTTTTTGGACCAAAACAAAAAACGAAAA